AGAAAGCACTTGCGAACGTTCGCTTTATCGTTTAAACTTCATCTATGACCAAACGCAGACAACTTGTTCTTGACTTCATAAGAGCTTATATACGGATACATAACGTGTCACCGTCATATGAAGTTATAGCCAAGAGCATTGGTCTGTCTTCTAAGTCAAATATCCACCGGATAGTCCATCGTCTGAAGCAGGATGGGTTCTTGGATCTGCGTCCATATAAGTTTCATTCCATTAAGCTTGCAGACAAGTCTGCCGCCCAGATCTCAAAGCTATGACGCTATTGACCACAAAGGAGATCTCAGAGTATTTGTCTATAGTGGACAAAGTGCCTGATACGGAGCGGTCTAAGATTACAGCTTTGTTAGAAATGGACAGGGTAGAGCGGTGTAAGGAGTCTTTCCTATTCTTTGCCAAGCAGATGTGGCCTGTGTTTATCTCAGGGAAACATCATCAGATCATGGCAGATGCCTTTGAGAGGGTTGCCAATGGAACCCTGAAACGTCTGATCATTAATATGCCACCCCGTCACACTAAGTCGGAGTTTGCTTCTTTTCTTTTGCCGTCGTGGTTTCTGGGTAAGTTCCCGGAGAAGAAGATCATCCAGACCGCTCACACCGCAGAACTATCCACAGGCTTTGGTCGTAAGGTCAGGAACTTGGTCTCCTCGGACATCTACGCCAAGGTCTTTGATACCAAGCTATCGACCGACTCTAAAGCTGCAGGACGATGGAACACCAACAAGGGTGGTGACTACTTCGCTATTGGCGTAGGTGGAGCCGTCACCGGTAAGGGTGCAGATCTGCTGATCATTGACGATCCTCATTCGGAGCAGGAAGCAAAACAAAATAATCCAGCCGTCTTTGACGGGGTCTATGAGTGGTTTACCTCTGGCCCTCGACAGCGTCTGCAGCCGGGTGGGGCAATTATTATTGTTATGACCCGATGGGCAAAGAGAGACCTGACTGGGCAAATTCTAAAGAAGTCAGGTAACGACGGTGTGGATGACTGGGAGGTTATTGAGTTCCCAGCTATTCTCCCGTCAGGAACTCCCCTCTGGCCTGCGTTCTGGTCTAAGAAGGAATTGGATTCCCTCAAGGCAGAACTCCCCGTCTCGAAGTGGGAGGCCCAGTATCAACAAAATCCGACCGGTAACGAGGGTGCAATCATTAAGCGGGATCAGTGGCGGATCTGGGAGGGAGAGAAACCTCCGGCCTGTGACTACATCATTCAGTCTTGGGATACCGCCTTTGAGAAGAACAACCGCGCAGATTACTCTGCCTGCACGACGTGGGGGATCTTTGAGCATCCCAACGAGAATGGTAACTACAAGACAAACATCATCCTCCTTGACGCTTTCAAGGAGCGTATGGAGTTCCCAGAGCTTAAAAAGACTGCTCTAGAGTTGTACAAAGAGTGGGAACCAGATACATTGATCATTGAGAAACGCGCTGCTGGCGCTCCCTTGATCTACGAGCTTAGGAAAATTGGCGTTCCCTTGTCTGAATACACACCCGGCAAAGGCAACGACAAGATAAGCCGTGTAAACTCCATTGCGGATTTATTCGCATCTGGGGTTGTCTGGTGTCCATCGACACGCTGGGCAGATGAGGTCATGGAAGAATTGGCTGCATTCCCTAATGGGGATAACGATGACTTGGTTGACTCCACCAGCCAAGCATTGATGAGGTTTCGACAAGGTGGCTTTATCCAAATAGCTTCAGATGAAGAAGATGAAGCACCAATCTTTCGTCGTAAGTACGAGTATTACTAAGGAAAATCATGGCAAACATTGACAAAAGTTTATACCAAGCCCCTGCAGGGCTTGATGAGTTAGCTCAAGCTGAAGATGCAATTGAGATTGAGATTGTTGACCCCGAAGAAGTCAATATCCGCATGGGCGAATTGGAGATTTCCATTGCAGAAGCCGAAGATGAAGACTTTGGTATGAACTTAGCTGAGGTGATGGATGAAGGTGATCTGTCTTTAATTGCAGGTGATCTTGAAGGAGACATCTCCAATGACAAGAGTAGCCGCAAGGACTGGGAAAAAGCTTACACAGACGGACTAAAGCTTCTGGGTCTTGGCTTTGAAGAGAGAACTGAACCTTGGCAGGGTGCTTCTGGGGTGTTCCACCCCATGATTACAGAGGCAGTTGTAAGGTTTCAGTCAGAAACAATCACTGAGATGTTTCCTGCACAGGGTCCTGTAAGGACCAAGATTATTGGTCAAGAGACTATTGAGAAGAAAGAGGCTGCAGTTCGAGTCGAAGACGACATGAACTATGAGTTGACTGAGGTGATGCGTGAGTTCCGTCCGGAGCAAGAGCGTATGCTTTGGAGTCTGCCTGCTACGGGGTCTGCGTTTAAGAAGGTTTATTACGACCCAAGTCTGGGTCGCCAAGTGTCAATGTTTATCCCAGCAGAAGACATCATTCTTCCTTATGGAACCACTGACCTAGATTCATGTTACCGCCTGACTCACGTCATGCGGAAGACAAAGAATGAAATTGTGAAGCTCCAGCAAGCTGGATTCTACCTAGACATTGATCTCCCTGAACCAAGTAGGGACAAAGACGAAATCAAGCAGGCCAAAGACAAGGAAACAGGCTTTAGTGATTTAAACGACGATCGCTACACCATCTATGAAGTCCACGTAGATTTAGATCTCAAAGGCTTTGAAGATCTAGATGATGAAGGTGAACCCACAGGCATTGCTCTTCCCTATGTGATGACAATGATCAAGGGCACAAACGATGTCCTAGCCATCCGCCGGAACTGGAACGAGGATGATGATCTGCGCCTGAAGCGCCAACACTTCGTTCACTACCAATACATTCCCGGATTCGGAGCCTATGGCTTTGGTCTGTTTCATCTGATCGGAGGCTTTGCTAAGTCTGCCACCAGCATCATGCGTCAGTTGATCGATGCAGGAACCCTATCAAATCTTCCCGGTGGATTAAAGTCCCGTGGACTGCGTATTAAGGGTGATGACACCCCAATTCAACCCGGAGAGTTCCGTGACGTGGATATCGGTTCAGGTGCGCTTCGGGACAATATCTTACCGTTACCTTACAAAGAGCCAAGCCAAGTTCTCGCCGGACTCCTTGGTACGATTGTAGAAGAGGGTCGCCGCTTCGCAGCTACCGCAGATTCAAACGTAAGTGATATGTCTGCCAACGCCCCTGTTGGAAGCACACTTGCCCTGTTGGAGCGTCAGCTTAAAGTTATGACGGCTATCCAAGCCCGCCTGCACTACACGTTTAAACAAGAGTTGGGTTTACTGTCTGAGATCATCAAAGACTACACAGACCCAGACTACGACTACAAACCTGAGAAGGGCGACAAGAGCGCCAAAAAAGCTGACTACGACTATGTAGAGATCATTCCTGTTAGCGATCCTAATGCAGCCACCATGAGTCAGCGTGTGGTTCAGTACCAAGCTGTTATCCAGATGGCTCAGATGGCTCCAGACATCTATGACATGCCACAGCTACACCGCCGGATGCTAGAAGTTCTTGGAATTAAGAACGCAGAGAAGCTGGTCAAACTCCCAGAAGATCAGAAGCCAATGGATCCCGTTACGGAGAATATGGCAGTTCTGAAGGGTGAACCTATTAAAGCTTTCTTCTATCAAGATCACGAAGCCCATATACAAGTCCATATGGCTTTTGCCCAAGATCCCTCAATGGCACAGTTGATAGGCCAGAATCCCCGCGCCCCTCAGATCACCGGAGCGTTGATGGCTCACATCGCAGAACACGCAGGATTTAAGTATCGCCAGCAGATCGAGCAGCAGCTTGGAATCTCTATGCCTCCAGAAGATGAGAAGCTTCCTCCTCAGATTGAGCTTTCCTTGTCAACCATGATGGCTCAGGCGGCACAGCAGGTTCTCCAGCAGAACCAAGCCCAAGCAGCCCAGCAGCAGGCCAAACAACAGGCTCAGGATCCTATAGTTCAAATGCAGCAGCAGGAACTTCAGCTTAAACAGGGCGAGTTACAGCTTAAATCGCAAGAAGTTAACCAGAAGTATCAGATCGAACAAGCCAAACTTCAACTGGAAGAAAAGCGTTTTGTTACAGATGCAGCCTCAAAAGCAGACACAAACCAGATTAAGCGGGACGAAATCCAAGCTGATATGCAGCTAAAAGGTACGCAGATTGGTGCTCAGATCAAGGAAAGCCAAGAAAAGCAGACCTTTAACCAAGAACACGCCGG